CTCGTCGTCAAGCTCGTCAATTCGTAAACCACGGTCACATCCTTGTTGACGGAAAACGCGTTGATATCCCATCATACCGTGTAACTCCAGGTCAAGTAATCTCAGTTCGTGAAAAATCATTGAAAGTTCCAGCAATCCTTGAAGCAGTAGAAGCTACTCTTGGACGTCCAGCATTCGTATCATTCGATGCTGAAAAATTGGAAGGTTCATTGACTCGCTTGCCAGAACGCGACGAAATCAACCCAGAAATCAACGAAGCACTTGTCGTTGAATTCTACAACAAAATGTTGTAATATTTTATTAAACAAGATAGGCTTTAGAGCCTTGATATCAAGCACTTTGGGGCGCTTTCCCTTAGTGCTTTTTTTGTTTTTACTACCCTTTTAGTTACCCATAATTAATTTTAGGCATAGTAATAGGGTAGCCCAAAAATGGGGCACCCTTATTATTTATAAATTGCTGATAGCTGCCTCAAAGATTGAGACGGCTTTTTTAGCTCCCTCTTTGGTAGCATGGACATAAGTATTCAAGGTCATTGAGATATTAGAGTGGCCTAGCCTATACTGTAGATCTTTCGCCTCTATGCCAGCGTATAGCATGATTGTAGCGTGAGTATGTCGGAAACCATGGAAACTAATATCAGGAACGCCAGCAGTCTTAAAGTGACTTTGTAGTCTCTTTCTTAGCAAACAAGCGTAGGCGTATTTTGTGGTAAAAGGAGTAAAGACAATCCCCTCAGACCGTCCTAGTTGCCATGACTGGACTTGTTGACGTTTTTTATACTGTTTGAGTAGGGAAACCGTAGCCTTGTCTATGTCAATCTCTCTTAGACCTGCTTTAGACTTAGGCGTGTTTGTTTCCTGGTATCTATTGAGAGTCTTAGATATGCTGATAGTGCCTTTTTTAAGGTCAATATCAGACCACTCAAGAGCTAAAGCCTCACCGATGCGGCAACCACTAGCCAGCAATGTCTTATAAAGCACGTAGTCAAAGAAATTCTCATAACTAGACTGATCCAAATCTTCCAGGTAGTCTAAAAACTGTTTTAGTTCCTGGTTGCTGAAAAATTTTACCTTATGCTCCTTATTTTGTTGCTTACGTGGGATAATGACATCACGCGCAGGGTTATGCTGGATTACTTGCATAGTCACGCCATACTGGAGAATACGACGGTTTATATTGTTTAGAAAGCTATAGTTTGCGTATGCCCCTTTTTCGCCCTTATTGGCCTTGTCAGCCCACTTGTTGACTTGTTGCTGAATGATGGGAGTAGTGAGTTTGTCTAGCTTGTAATCACCGAATACAGGCAAAATATGAAGCCTTACGATCCCCTCCATGGATTGCTGGGAGTTTGGCTTGATTGTATTCTTGTAACTCTCCCACCATAAAGCTACCAACTCCCTATAGGTTGTAATGGTCGGTTTTTCCTTTACACTATATCCATTAGCTGCAAAAGCATTGACAGCCTCTCTAGCTTTGATTTTAACCCCTTTTTTAGTGTTGGCCGTGACCGTAGTTCTAGCCTTTTTCCCTGTAAGCTTATCAACACCTAAATAAACACTTGCACGGTACACTGTAGTACCGTTTTTCTTTTTGTATTCTGTAATATTCATAGTCATACCTTTCTAACATCAGTAAGCAAGTATGG